TAGTTGTAGCACCTAGCGTAAATAAGCCATTTTTAGGCATCTTAAAAGCTAACCCAAAGCCGAACCCTACTTTCTTGTCAAACTCCCTATAATCGCCTAAAACACCCCAATAAACCGCAAATTTAGGTGGTAGTGTCTTGGTGGTTTCTATTCTTATGGTTTTCTCTACGAAATGCCCTCCATATCCCCTTCCAAGTATCTTGTTTTGGCTGATGGTGTCGCTGACATAAACATATTGTACGGAATCCAGCTTTAAAGTGTCATAATACGCATAAATGCGGTTATAATCGGATATTATGCGTATAGTATCGTGAACCTCATCTATTTTAACGATTGTATCTAAAACTACAAAAGGGATGCTTTCACCCCTCTTATATTTTACTATGTTTTTAACCTCTACGATAGTATCGTACTTCGTTATTACTATCGGCTTTGTTTCTTTCTTTGGCTCAAGAACCAACACTAAAACCGCTATTATTAATATGGCAGTTATTATGTCCTTCATCGGTCTTGTTTGTTTTGCATCGCAATAGCTAACTTATTTATTTGGTCGCTAATATGGTCTAGTTTTTTGCTCAAAGTATCATCTTGCTTTTCAACCATACTCACACGGATTTCTAATTCTTTTAGTTTAAGACTTATCTTAACATAGATTCCAATTAAACCAGCAATGATAATGATGGCTTGACCAATAATAAATAAAGTTGTGTTCATTACAATTCCTCTTCTTCTTCTGTTATAAATGCGATACCTGTTGTCCAATCTTGAAGGAATGTAAATTCTTTAAGTCCTGAAGAATTAACCACTTCAATAGGAGTAAAGTCAAACTCCTTTTCCCCTAGTTCTTTTACTTGAGCAGTTAGCTTTTTGATACTTTCTTTAGTAAATTTGTAGCCACCTTTTTCATCCAATAATAAAATGTCTTTATCATCGGTTGATGCGTTATCAAGGCGGAGTTCTTCAACTTGGGCTTGATAGCTTTCGTGGTGGGATTTGACTTTTTCATAAATCTTTACAAGTTTTTTTTGTGTCTTACTTTCAGAGTTTCCAATAACCGCATTAATTGATGCGACTAGGGTGTTGAGTTGTTGATATTTCATTGTTGATTTTTTACAAATATAGTTAATTGTTATAGGTTTTCTATCTCTTGTTTTACTTGCACATAATATTGCCTTGCTTCTAATGTTGTGTATGGTGAATCACTTAATTTTTTATATCCTAATGATTCTAATATCTCATCTACTGCCGTTTTTGCAATTGCTTTTACATAGGAATCAGTAAATATAGCGGATAGTCTAAATTTATTTACTAAATCTTGTGCCTTTTCTTTTGGTGTCATAATATTGGTTTTGCCAAAATTAGTACTATTCGGTTACTTCAGCAACTACTTCAGGCACAGGTGGAACATAATCACCTATGATTGTAAGGTTTAAACTTGTAGCTACGAACTCCCAAGCATATTGGTCGTTAACTCCCCATTTAGCATAATCTTCTCCTGTCATAGTTACACTTCCATCTTGTAATCTTTGTTGAGCAGCATCTAAAATATTATAAGAAAATGTTGCACTTGTTCCTAAAATAACAAGCGATGACCAAGCATTAAGGTATATTGCTTCTACGAATACACCATTTTGCCACATTTGAATTGGTTGAATTTCTTTCATTTTATTTATTTTTTAAAGTTTCTATTTCTAATTTAAGTTCTTGAATTGCTTTTATTAATACAGGCACTAATTCCGTATATCTTACCCCTAACATTCCGTCATTATTTTTATCTATTAGTTCGGGGAATATCTTTTCTACTTCTTGTGCTATTAAACCAAGATTTTGTTTTTTAAACTTGTCATCTTTGTATGAGAAGTTTATGGTTTGCAAAGTAGATAATTTTTCAACTGCGTTCTCAATATGACTATTTATGTTTTTTAGTCTAATATCCGAGTTAGCAGTCCAAGATGTTGCACCACTTGTTAAGTAAACTCCACCGCTATAATTTACAACAAATAATTTATAACCATTAACTTGATTATACATTACAAAATCACCCGCTGCCGTTCCTGTAAAAAAGTTATTAGTAGCTGTTGCTAATCCTACTAATCCTACATAATTTGCAGGGTCAGTTACGGTATCCGTAAAGTAAACGGTAGGTGCTGCTCCTGTAATTCTAACTTGACCTGCTGCAGTAGCACTATTAACAGTTAATTTTTGGCTAGTTGCAGTAGTAGTTCCTATTAATACATTGCCTGTATCATATCTTATTGTTAATTTTTCAGATTCACTTCCTTGATATGAAATTAAATGATAATGCCCGTCAACCCCCGCTCTCATCATCCAACCACCTGCATCATTATTACTTTGTACTAAATATAATTGTGGTATGTCAGTTGCAGGTTTTATGTTTAATGGTCTTAATATTGCAGCACTATTGCCTGTTCCTATACCTACATTGCCACCACTTGTAATACGCATTCTTTCAACAGGAGTAGAACCACCTGCTTGAGTAAAAAATCTAAATCCACCACCTGTTGTAAAAGTTCCGCCTCCTGCTATTTTAAAATCAATATTATCAGTTGTTTCACTACTTCCTAAATTATATGTAGTTCCATTATAAGCAAAATCTGCATAATATCCTGCTCCTGCAAATTGTCTAAATGCACCATTAGCTTGAACTATACCACTAAATGTAGCTGCTCCTGAATCTGCTAAAATTAACAAGCTTGATGTATCTGCTTGATTATTTATTCTAAAAGCAGTTCCACCACTAAATAAATAATTTGTTCCATTACCTGTATACCCAAATTTTTGAGTACTATTATATCCATATAACCAAGATGCTCCTGAGCCACCAAATGTTAAATTCCCACTAAACCTTCCTGTACCATTAACATCTAGCTGATAACTAGGAGAAACTTGATTAATACCAACCCTTCCCGAACTATCTGCATAAAATACTTCAAACGCAGTTCCTACATTGTTGTAAGTTCTAATCCCAAAATCAGTTTGGTAATTCGCACCATATCCCTTTGCCTCTAAATAAACAGGTGTACTTCCACCACTTTGTATAATTAATTGTCTTGGTGTTCCTACTCCTGTATCTCCTCTAAATATAGCATTACCTGCTACATTCATTGCCGTTCCACTTGATACATTAATATTTAAAGCACCTGTTAAAGTTCCCCCCGCTAATGGTAGGTAAGTTGATGCAGCTGAACTTGTTGTTAAGTAAGTTGAACTATCTACCGAACCATCTGCCTTTAAGAATTGAGCAGATGTACCACCTGTTTTTACAAATGATGTAGCAGTAACGGATGAACCAAAACTTGCACTTGAACCGCTTAATGCTCTACTGATTAAAGATACAGTTGTACCATCATCATAAAGTCCACTATTGCCTATTGTACTACCTGAACCTGTGTATCTTGTTATATATCCAGCAGTACCCGAACCTGATATTTTACCACTAAATACATTGTAGTCGCTAAATGAAAGATAACCATCAACTGTTGAACTAACTTGAGTTATTGTTATATTAGGGTTTGTACTTCCACTTGAACTTAAAGGAGCAGAAGCCGTTACAGAAGTAACATAAGTACCTGCCGCTTGATATTGTGGAATGTTTAAAGTTGCTCCTACTAATGTAGCTGCACCACTTGTTCCGGTAGTTGTTAAAGTAATAGTTGGCTGCAAAGAACTTGTAGCTACACCGCTATCAGTTAGAATGTTGTTTGTTATATTAGCTATTGCCATATTAGAAAGGATTTGGTAAGACTACTGTCTTTGGGTTAATTATATTGTCTAATTGAACTGCTAATTCTGCATCTAAAGCTACTACATCTGTTCCTTCATTTAACCAACCACATACTATGTCATAAGTTAAATCCTCATAAGGAATGAATCCTTCTGTTGGTGGAGTTAAGCCTACACATACAGGAATTTGAGTAGAAGTAGTTTCATCACTAATTTGTCTGTAAGCGTTTACTTGTATTACTACATCAGTCATATTATCTATTGCTTTTGCAGTTACCATTGAATCTTGTGGGATTACCCATTGAAAATTTGTCATATTATTATATTTTAGATTACTGTTATTGTTCTCCAAACTGTACCATCGTAAAGTTTCAAAGCACTGATTGTTGAATTATAATAAACATCCCCTGCTTCTGCACCTGATGGGTCTGCTGCTAAAGGAACGAATCGCATTTGACCTGTAGACTTTACTCTTGTTCTTTCAACACCATTTGTAGATTGTGTTATATAACCTGCTCCTGCCGTAGATATATTTAACTCATATCCTGTGCCTGTACTTGTAGTTCCACCTGTTCTATTTATTGTATTAAACGCAGCTACTGCACTATCAGAATTTTTAAATACAACACTATAATGGGCAGAACCATTACCTACTGCATTTGTTCTTGTTAAGTTAATACCACCTGCTGCAGTTACATTAAAATTAGCTGCCCAATTCGTTCCATAAACTTGTAATCTGCTAATAGTATCATCTGTTGTAGCCCCAATAAATGTATTTCCTGCCATATAGTTAGCAGCCGTTCCTGCCATATACAAGTTCCATCTGTTCGTAGCAGCTCCTATGTTTCCATAAAATCCATAATCGTTTGTAGCCTCTGTTAATGTTGAATCTGCAAAAAATCCATATTGGTTAGTAACTGTTGAACCTGCACCGAATGTACCTGAAAATGCTCTATAATGATAAAGATTTGGAAGTGTAAAAGCAGCAGCGGCTGTTGATGCAACTGACATAAAGTAATGACCATTTGATGTAACATCACTTTGTATTACACCTTGAGAAATGATATTATAAGATGTAGTAGAACCTGTAACATTCTTATTTACATTTAAATTTATCCCTGTCAAACTTGTACTACCAATCCCCAATGAACCTGCCATATAGTTAGCAGCAGTACCCCCCATATATAAATTCCAACGATTAGTACCGCTTGGAATTAAACCTCTAAATCCAAAATTGTTGGTTGCACCTATTAAAGTGGCATCAACTTCAAAACCAATTTGATTTGTAACTGTACTACCAGCCCCAAAAGTAGATTGTGTTGCTCTAAAATGAAATAAACTTGCTAATGTAAATGAAGCAGCCGCAGTAGAAGCTGCAGTTGCAAAATATTGTGACCTATTTGTCACATCGGATTGTGTTATACCATCTGAAAGAACTTCTCCAGCACTAGTTCCTCCAGTTATATTTTTAGATGCATATAATTGAAATGCTATTATTGAAGATGAACCAACTCTAAATATTCCACTTGAAATTGTAGTACTAGAACCCAAAGTAATCAAAGAACCTGTATCTGTAATATTACTATTTCCTATTGTAGATGCAGCAGTAAATTTAGGTAAGGTGTTTGTAGTACCTGTTCCTGTTATTGGGTTAGTTAAAGCGTTTTGCTTATTGTTAAATGTTGTCCAATCCGCACTTGATAATGCACCTCTATTTGTTGCACTTGCAGTAGGTACATTTAAAGTAATTACAGGGGTTGTTGTACTATTAGCAACACTTGAACTTAAATCCGTTCCACTTGTTCCTATTGTTAAAGCAGCTACGCTTGTAACTGTTCCTACACCACTACCACCAACTAAAGCTATTGTACCACTTGCTGAAGGAAATTGATATGTAAAATCTGCGGCACTATTAAAAGCTAAAGTACTTTGATATATAGAACCATTTAAACTTATATATATTCCCCCTGTAACTGAACCTATTGCTGTATATCCACTTATAATGCTTGTTATAGCACTATCTTTAAGATATATTCCACCATCAAATTTAACTATACCAAAAGACTTTGTTCCTGCTATCGTTTGAGTTCCTGTTGTAATCAATCCCCTTGCAGTTGCACTCGCATCAGGAATGTTAAAAGTATGCGTAGCCGTTGTACTTGAGATATTGAAATCACTTCCACTCGTTCCTACTTGAAAGTATTGCACTTGAGCAGTCAAACCATTCAATGCAGTAATACCTGTACTAAATGTAGTAATAACTTGACATAAATGGCTATTTTCTGTGTGTAAAGTAATTGTCCTTCCAGCCGTTGTTACATAAATACGAACTGCTAATCTATCCGTTAAAGTTAAACTTGTTTGAGGAACGGCTAAAGCACTAAAGTAAGCCTCAATACTTGTTCCATCATTAATTAATTTAGGGAATGCACTATTAGATGCAATCAACGTAAAAGTAGTGCCATCGTATTTATACAACTCAATGTAAAAAGTTGGACTACCACCACCGCTTGAAGCACTTAAATATGTTTCAAAATTCCAATTACCAGCTGGGATTTCTAATAAAGCTGGGTCATTAGCATCCGTTAAAAAAGATGCAATATATCCATTACTACCTCTTGAAAAATCAGTTCCAGCACCTATCACTGGCACTTTATTCATTTCATAATAAGTAACACCGCCTATTGTACCTTGATTAATACTTCCATTTAAATAATAAGAAACAGAACTTCCACCACCTCCAGATGTCGGAAAGTTAGCCAAAGTACCATCTCCCCTGATATATTGTGAAGCAACACCTGCTCCTGTTACTGCAATCGTTCCATTAGCCGTTAAAGGGCTATTTGCGACACTAAAAGCACTCGGCATAGATAAACCTATGGAAGTGATTAATGTAGGGAAGGTTGTCAAGTTTCCTGCTCCGTTTACATATTGTAAATTAGTTCCGTTGAATCCTATGTTAATCGTTCCGCTTGTAGTAATGGGTGAGCCTGTAATATTTAAACTATCTCCGCTTTCAGTAACCGCTACACTCGTAACTGTTCCATTTTGTCCACTTGATTTTTGCCATTGACCCGAGCCGTATAGCACCCAGTCTCCCACCACAAAAGCTATAGGACCCGCTCCAAAGTTAACAGTACCGCTTACATTACAAATATATAAATCTCCGTTATCCCCTGTTCCATTTACTAAAGTAGGAGTATTTGTTGCTGCGTTCCAAGTACCTAAATAAGTTACTACCGATGACGGCAATTGAGATACAGGAACTTTTCCACCGCTATCCAAAGTAGCAACACCATTAGCAGCACCTAAAGGAACGGAACTAACAATTCCTGAAGTACCTGTCAAAACTCCATTTAAACCTCTAACTTTAGCACCTGATGTTATAACTATTTGATTTGCCATCTTATATTAATTTATAACTAAATTATTGAAATAATGCCCTAATAAACTCCCCACTTTCTAATACCCTTCCAAATGTCAATACCCCTGTTGTACTATTCCACTTCACTTGCTCATCAACTGCCGTTCCTGTCGTTAAAATATCTTGAACATCAATACCACCACGAGAAACATAAAGACAAGCCTTGCCTATCATATCGCCATAAGTGATTGTAGTTTCTCCACCTGCTGCAACAGTTCCCTTTGTGTAAACCGCACCTCCAGCAACAATTACAACCCCTTCAGGATTGATTTCAGTTCCTGTTGTAGCATAAGCACCTGTACCCTGTAACGATACACTATACGTTGCTATGTCCTTATAAGGTGCGTTAATTTGTAAACTTGTCAAATTGCAATCCCCACTAATTACTACCAAACCATCAACTCCGTTGTCAATAACAAACTTTACTAAAATTGTAGTGCGGTCTTGTTGTTGCTCAAGTAAAAATAAATAGCCATAACCATCCAAAGTTATAAGACCATCACAAGTTACACTCCAAGTTGCAGTATCATTCTTGTATTCTCTATACCAAGCACTCGTTTGGCTTGTTACCTCTTTTTGGTCAACGCTTACACTAAATGTGCAATTTGTTGAACACGAAAAAGCAATATCCCTACCTGCTGGATATGTAACCGAAGGTGGTTCAAAATAATACAACATTATATTTTTGCCCTGTACTTTATCTGCCATATTACAAAGTTAATTAATTAAAAGGTACTCCGTTTACTGTGAATATTGTTTCTATTGTGCTTGCAAGTTCCTCATTAGAAATATCTAATAAAGTAGCTTGAGTTTCACATCCTACTATGTCAATAGTCATATTGCCTGTCATATATCTATTATCTTGTATGTTTATTTGTGCTGGGTCAGTATCTAATATTTGTAATAACTTATTAGCAGCAAAATTTCCGTTGGTTGTAGTTATTCCAAATAAGTTACAATCAACATTTATTAAGTTCCTTCTATAATTGTTTATGTATTCCTTCATTATAGTTTGGCTTAAACCATCCGTAGGGGTTGTATAAGGTCCGTAACGATACCATCCTGTTGCTGATACAAAATTCCCTGATACTAATTGTTGGATAGTTCCGTAAGCCATATTTGCCTGTGTTCTATTTACACCATCACCGCTATAAATAGGGTAACCTAAAGGCAAATCCATTTCTAATTGATATTGGTTATTTGCATCAACTATTGAAGTAGATGTAATCAATGATAAAGGGGATTCAAATGTCAATCCAAAAGAACCAATCTTTACATTAGTAGCACAATTCACAATATCTTGTGTTAGCATATAAGTTATTGCTAAAGTGCCATTTATAGGAATTGGTGGTGTTGTTATTGATACCTCATTTATTTCATCTTCTTCTACTAAAGGAACTTCATAATAATTATCAAAAGGTGCAACCGAAGCATCTTGCCAAACGCTATCAACATTTAAATAATAGATTGCAGCACCTCCACCGATACCTGTTATTTGTAATTGTATTTGTCCTCTTACCTTATTAATACTTTGCTCAAAAAATGTTTGTGTATAAGTTAAAGTGTCATTCTCGGTTACATATCCAACAGGATTTGTATGCACTTCAGTTAATCCTGTAACACCTGTTGATGTTCCTAATGTAATATTAAACCAATCACTTGCTTCGTATGGTTTACTAACTATTGCAACGCTTCCACCTGAACCTTGATTAAATGTTTGCCATAATGTAGGGAAACCACTTGTTAAACTCTTTAGATTTGGATTTGATATGTAGTTAGGTGAGAAACTAATATCGTATCTATAATTAAAATTGTTATAACCTTTCTTAAATAGCTTTATTTGGCTATTATTAGTAAAGTATAAACCGCTTACATTTCCTGTATATGGTTGTATTTCGCTTAATGTATTAAATGTGCCTGATGTAACCAATGTTCCACTTGGTGTATATTCCGTAAAATATGTAAATGCAAAATAAGGAGCAGCAGCAAATTCATTAACCGCTACAATATACCACTTGCCATTAGATTGATATAGTTTGCAACCAAATGACTTTAATATTTTAGTCAAAACAACCAAACAAGTCTCGTATGTTTCATCATCATTTTGGAAGTAAACAGGTCGTAAATAACTTTGATTAAATGGTTCGTATTGACTACCATCACCCCTATTTAACATACCAGCTGCATAATAAGAACAAGCAGTAATAAGATTCAATCCTGTTGGGAATCCTATTTTAGCCAAACAAGAATATAAAAAATAAAGTGTGCTTTGTGGGCTTAATTTTGTGTTACCTGCCACATTAGTTTCAACATAAGTAAATGGAATATAATCTAACATTCCAAGCCCATCAATAGCATTAAAAGATAATTCTTTTCTACCTGTGGTAAATGAGTATTGTACCAAATCACTTAAAACCCAACCTTGCCAATAAATAACACCATCTATAAATAACTTAACTAAATATTTCCTATCGTTTAAAGTTGTAAAGTCAGGCATATTATCATCATCATCCGTTACATCAATACTAACATTTAACTGACTTGCATAAATAGGTTCGTAAATATCATCACTTCTTGGTATGTATTGCAACTGAATTGCAGTTGCAGGATATTCAATTACCGCAGCAACTACTTCATCAATATACATTTCCACAACCGCAACTTCATTGTTTTTGGTTGCAGCAGTTATTTGGTATTTTAAGTTATATGCCACCTCGCCTTAAATTTAATGATGAATTAGACCTTTGTAATGCTAAAACCAAATCATTGCCTCTTAATACAAATGAACCTCCGTTTGACATTCCACCACCCGAATTTGCACCGCTTGTAAATGCACTACTTAATATGCTATCTAATTTAGACAAAGGCATAACTGCTTCGCTTTCGCCACCCTCACCTACCATTGCAAATGTTGGTTTGCTTACTATTCCACCTTCAGCCATTGGAGTAAATCCTAATAACTTTCCTAATCCACCTAATAAACCACCCGTTAAATCACTTGTTGTTCCAACTGCACCACCCATTCCTAATGCACTCATAATAGCTTTAAATATTAAAGCCTGAATAACCATTTGTGCTAATTGTAATGTTAAATCTTTAAATACATTTAAAACTGATTCACCAAGATTTTCACCTTGAACAAGTGATTGAAATATATTGCCAACACCTTCTGCTAAAAATGTTGCAGTTGTTGCTGCTTCGTTTAATAAATAATTAAATTTAAGTTGTTCTCTTGCAGCTGCTGATATTGCTGCTGCATCAATAATGGCTTGTGATGGACCTCTTTGTCCTAACATTTGTGGTGCTGCTGGTGCAACAGGTGAAACAGGTTTATCAGTTGGTAAAATTGTTCCAACTTGTTCAGCAGTTAATTTAGTAAACGCTTTATAGTTTTTAGTTACTTCTATAATAGTTTTATCTAATTCTTTTGCACTTTTATCCATTACATAGTATGGATTATTCAAAGCATTTTGTATTGTTGTTGTTACTGATGTATTTAAATCATCAATATCATTTTTTAATACTTGTGCTGCTGCTCCTGCTGCTATGTACGCATCTTTATCTCTATTGGTTACGGCTGCAACTGTTACGGAAGCATCTACATAACCATTAATCATATTTTTAGACCTCTCTACACTTGCAACATATTCTTGACCAGCTTTTGTTGCTAATTTTGTAGCATCGGTTAATTTTATATTCTTATCCGCAATTTCATCTATATATCTTGAAGTAATTGCTTGTGCAACTAAAGCCTCTGTATATAATTTGACTGCGTTTTTAGCATCATCCGTTGTTTTAATACTAGTTGTATAAGCAGCATTTACTTTACCTAATTCATTCTTAACTGCATCTAATGCTTCCTTTCTCCTTGCATCCGTATTGTTTGCGTTTTCAGCAACATTAATATAAGCAAGTAATTTAATACCATTTTCACTTGCAGATGCTTGTGCTTTATCTAAACTTTCTTTTAATTTGTCTTGTGCTTTACTTGCTTCGGTTGTTCCATTAATAAAACTTGCTATTTTCGGACCAAATGCGACTATCAAAGATGAAACCACACCCAATGCTAGACCGATACCTGCTGGACCCATTAAACCCTTCGCCATCTCTTTTAAAGCACTACCTGCTGAACCGCTTGTCTCTTTTAATCTTTGGAAGGATTCTAATAAAGGGTTTAAGTTATTCGCAATACCAATAAATCCGTATGGAGCATCTTGAGCAACCCTTGAAACATTGACCAAAGCCTGTGTCGCTTGATTACTTGCTGGAGCAACTTTCTTAAAGGCAGCACCCAATTGAGTTGTGGCAGTAACAGTTTCCTGTATATTTTGAACCGCTTGTTTATTGTCAGCGGTTATCGTAATTTTTAATGTTTCTTGTGCCATTTTATTATTTTACTCCGTACAACTTTAATGTCCTTGCTAGTTGCTCTTGCGTTAGTTTAGGCTTTTCTTCTTCTACTTCATCACTAGGCAAAGGGAAAAAGGACTTTATACTTTTCGGATTTTTATCCGTTGAATTTGACCTATAAATCATATAAGCTAAAGTTCTTGTCCTTTCCCATTCCTTTATCTGCTGATTCTCGTAAGCCTTTTTATATAATAAAAATTCCCGCCAAGTAAGTTGCCAAAACTCATTAATTGTCAAGCCAACTTCTATTGCGAGAATAATTATTGAATCCCAGCTATATATTCCTATTTTTTTTTTCCTTTGTCTTTGGTTACTTCGGCATTTTCTTTTGTTTCAGGAATCATTGAAGTCTGCATAAATTTAATAAAATCTATTAGCTGACCATCCTTTGCAGATAACCCACCAACCTCATCAATCCAATCGCAAACGATAACATCGTTAAATTCAATTGGTTGATTTAGTGTCTTACATCCGCTTTCGGCAGATGCTTGGATTATATGCACAATTGTTCCTAATTCAAAAGCCCCACTTGATAAAATATTGATTAAGTCCAAAAGAGATTTATTCTCTAATTCGCAAAATCTTTTCATTGCCCAAGTACCCCACTTCAAAGGGATTGTTTTGTTGTTGTTCAGTCTTAATTCAAACATAGTTTAGTTTTTGGTTTATGCAGTTTCAGTTTGTGTAATTGGTGGAACACTTACTACAAATGTTGCAGTAAATTTAACATCATCACCATCATCTGCTTGCACTCCAAAATCGCTAATAAACACTAATTGACCAACACCACCATAAGTAATATCACCTGAAGTTGGTGTTGCTTTACCCATTTTGATTGCAAATAAAGTCTTTGCAGCGTGAGCAACATATAATTGTTGGTAAGAATCCTTACTAGGAGTTCCTGTTTCATCAATTGCAAATCCTTCACACTCAAAAGATTGTGAAAATACAGGACTTGGTGTGTATTGATTACCACATTTAGAAGTTGCATCAATTGTGTCGTTAGTTGATGTCAATGAGTTTGTTGTAAGACACGCAACAGGTAAAAAAGTACCATCGTTGTTTATGTCTGCAAGTAGGATATAGTCTCTACCGCTTACTTTAGTTTCTGCCATTTTATTTAATTTTGAGTTATTATTATATTGTAAGTTATTATTGTTCTAAATACATTGTCCAAAGGGTTTAAACCATCTAAATTTCTAATTGCACCAACCACCAAACTTGAAGCATAAAACCCATTTGCAAGGGTTATATTCGTGTCGGAATTGATTGCAGTTAGTATTAAATTGCTTATCGTTTCGGCTCTTTTATATCCAAAGTTACTATTTTTTATGACAATGTCAACATCCATAGTAACGGCATTCGTATAACTGATTTTACCTTGTTCCTGTGCGGATGTTCTGCCACTCATAATTACATATTCATCTACTGCGTTATCAGGTGCTATCCCATCATAAACAGGTAGTGTGCTTGAACTTGTTAAGTTGGTATAAAACCACTTCTTTATTTCTATATTAGGATTTAGCATTCTTTATTACATTTTGTATGTTCTTTCTCAAAATAGGT